CGAAATCTGTAAAAGCAACTGTTGATACAAGAGATGTTCCAGAATTTACTAATGCTTTTCCACCTGTTGTATAATTTGTTCCAGAAGAACTTACTTCACCACCTGTTGTATAAGAAGTTGTTGATGCACCTAATGTTGCAGTCGATACATAAAGAGCTAACTTAAATTTATCACCAGTCGATAATGTAAAATCTTGATCACCATCTAATAGTTGTTTTTTAAAACTATTTGGTAACGCTTGTGTAATAGCCATACTTGTTTCTCCTTATTGTGGTTTTCGAGCTATACGAGGTTCTCCATCTAGAAACTCATCAGTTCGTCTTCTTCCCATTTGTTCTAATGAGAATCCTTCGATAGCTTGCTTATATCTATTTTCATAATATTGCAACATATCATTTGGACCCTTCAAAAATCCATAAGCCTCAACTAGGCAAGCATATAATAAACCATTGGGAAATTGTTGGCTTAAATATGTATTTGCAGTTGTAGCGGATAATCCAGTTGGTTTCAAGATATAATTTGCTTGTATAGTATAAGCTTGATTTGGAGTAGGAGCAACTATTACTGTATTTTCATCCCAGTTAGCATAATATTTAGGTATTCCTGTAGTATTACTTTGATTATATTCATTAATAAAAGATACATCCCTAACATCTAAAAAACTTATAGTGCCATCCGTATTAAATACCTGTAGAGATCTTATAATTAAACAATTATCTGGAACGTTAAAATATTTTTGAGTTATAACAACTGAAGATGTCGCATATTTTCTATTATTATCAGAATCCACATCTCTTAATATTCTAAATTCAGCATCTTGAATAAATCCATCAATAATAGTAGCTGTTAATACATTAGAATCTACTTCTGTGTAATTTCTTATTTTTGTAACTAATTCTGTGTATGTCATATTAAGCCTGTAGTGTAACCGGTCCTGCAGAACATTGTGCCCCGCCGCCAGCTATATTTCCTGTTGTTGCTGTACTTGTACTTAAAAAATAAAAATAATTTAAACTATCACTTACAATACCAGATGAATCTATTTTTCCAACTGTGATTGTAAATCCATTAGTATTTGAAATATCTGTAACATTATCAAATGAAGGAACTAGATCAAATGAATCTTCTCTAGAAGGTGTACCTACAATGTTAACTTGCGGCGGGCCCCTAAATCTTACGATATTGCCAGTTGATCTTCCATGATCTTCTGAATAAACATTTATATAAGTAGAACCTGCGTACTTAGTTGTTGAAAAAGGATTTAAAGTTAAAACTACAATTACTGGTGGTTCAATCCTGTCTGGATGTGCATATTGTAAACCTTGTGGATCAGTTGTTGTTGGTTTTGGTTCTAACTGAGGTTGCTTTGCTTCATATTCAGAAACATGTACCCATGAACCATTCCATTCTTGAACCATTTCTTGATATGGAAATCTACAACCAGAACGGTCAGAGATCATATAAGAATATTTTCCTCTTGATAGATTAGACATTTGGATAATAAGTTTTTGGAGTTATAAATGAACTTGAAGAAGATCCATCAGTTTCTAATGCTCTCTTTAATTCATCTTCGTATAATAATTTTAATCCTTCTACTCTTTGTGGAGCAAGTTTTAATGAAATATAATAAGCAAGTCCCGCGCACATACATGGAACAAATCTATATGGAACATCTGTTGCATTTGTATAAGCACCTACATCTTGAATTCTTTTAGCATAGTAATATTGAATGACATTATTTACCTGATCTGTTCCAGGAGTTAAATATAAAGTGATTGTAATTTTATCTATAAATCTTTGTACGTAATATTGTGTTGGTTGACCTGTTGCAAATTTAGAAGATAATCCACTGTAAGCTGATCTATTAATTTTAGTAAGTGGAAAATCAACAACAGGAACTTGTTCTGTGTTTCTATAGACCATTTCTAAAATATCATCTGGTCCATAAGTAATAGAATTATAATCATATACAGTTGCATTATCTGCATGGATTGCAGCTGTTGTACCATTAGCGCCTCTAATACAACCTGTTATAGTCATAGATGCTGTATCTGTTCCTGTATAAGTAATTTGTTCTGAACCTATTAATAAAGTTCCACTTGTTGGAAATTGCCAAACTGAATCTACTGTAATTGTTGTTTGAGATGCAGTGATTGCACCATTTAAATAACTAAGTGTTCCATCGGAAGTTCCATCAGAAGTTGATCTATAAATAGTATAAGTGCTTTGGCCATTAACCATGGAAATAGTATTACTTGCTACTTCCCAATAATGAAGACCTCTGTTTGCCCATTCCTGAAACATTATATTTAGAGATCTTCTTGTAGATTCTAAATCTTGTCCAGTTCTTGGAGCGGACATACCAATTCTTTCGTAAGCCTCTTCTATAATTTTATCTATATAAAAGGTCTTTTCAAAAGTAGTTGTTCCAGAAGTAGTGTTAGCCATTTAGCTTCTCCTACGCTGTTAATCCAGGTCCAGAATATTTATCTGTTAGTAATGTAACTGCAGTAATTTTAGTTAAAGTAGTTGTAAAAATTCCTTTTGGAAATAAAATTCCATCTTCAGGAAAACTAAAATTAATAACATCTCCACTTGGTACATCTGCTACAAATAAAGTAGATCCAGCGGAAGATGTTGTTTTTAATGTTACACTTCCTGCTCCTGTTCCATCAGATGCAACAATGATACCTCTTAATCTAATTGGTCCTGCTACAATTGCATTTGTAGTAGTAGATGTGAATCTAGTTGCTTGTATATCACCTTTGTAACTTCCCATATTTTTCTCCTTGTATTAAGGAGCCCTTACGAGCTCCTTAAAAATTAATTATTTACGCTGCAAAAGCGAAAGCACCTGTAACACCTGTGCTAGCTGGATTTGGTTGCATTTTATATGCTACTGTCCATGTACCATCTTGTGTACATGAAAAATAAATATATGAACCCTGACTAAATAAATTAGTCACAGCATTTGCTGGTGTATACTCAAGACGAGTTTCACCTGCAGTAGATGTATCAATAGTAAGAGCGTTAGTTGCTCTGCTCTCAATTACTGATCCTGTTGCAAGTACGTCTGATCCTGCACAATCAAAAATTAATTTAGCAGTTCCACCAGTTGTATCAACTGACTGAGCATGAACTACTACTACTCCTGCTCTAGCCGCTGGTAATGTTACAGTTTGAGCTGCAGCACCAGTGTAATTATTTACTGTTATAGTATTAGCAGCATAAGTTAAACTTGTTGCTGTTCCTACTGTAGATACCGTAAGACCTGTAAGTCCAGGTATAATTGATCCAAGAAATCCAACTCCATTTTGTGAAAGGACTGGTCCTGAAAAAGTTGTTTGTGCCATAGTTATGTTCTCCTAGTTATTCCAATCTAGTCTCTAGGCCGTCGACTATACGCGTCTAGATCAGAAGTTAATGTATAGTGCTTAAGATATAACTGAATTTATTGAATAGCGCAAGGGATACCTGCATCGAAAATCTACTTTTCGGATATAAATAGCTAGGTTTAGCTAGCTACAGAAAACTCAGGAGCGGCCATTTCTACTTTAATTTGTCTAGTAGCTATTTCAGCTTCAGACATTTTAATCTGGTTAATGATTTCACGAATTTTTTCGTCAATCCTAACCATATCAAGAGTATATATTCCCTCTTGAATGTAGTGTTGCTCCCAATCAAGTTCTAGGGCTCTCTTCTTTGTGTAAAGAGCTTGAACGTGATTTATCATCTACGATCTCCTCATAGGTTATCCAGCATTTATCTTTAGCAAAAGATCTCATGCTGTCTTTTAGTAATATACCTTTTTTTCCTATTTTGTCAAGGATAGCTAGTTCTATACTTTCTGCACTATCTTCGGCTTCAATGTCAAAATTAGCCATGTGACCATAAGCTCTAATTTTTACTTGAAACATTTTTGTCATAATTCTTTCTTTCTAACATATTAATGAGGTGAGATATACCCACCTCATTAAATAAAAAATGCTTATATATTAAGCACCTGGTGAGCCAAACAAACCTCTAGGGTCAGACCAGCCGAAGCTGTATCTTTCTCTAGCTTTGTATCTAACGTTACCAGTATCAAAATCACCTTCCATAGAAGTTTTGATAGCAGCTCTAACAAAGTTTTTCATTCCATTTGGAACGTCCGTTTTGATAAAGAATGCATCAGAATCTGTAAGGAAATTGTTCACAGTATAACCCTGTGGAATCATTCCCATAGATTTGATTGCATTGATGTCGTTATCAGCTGTAGCTGTTCTACCTTGAGACGCCATTAATCTTTCCGCTGTGAATTGTAGTTCACTTGGAATAATTAATTTAACACCTCTTGCAGCAATCTTTAAACCTCTTTCATCAGTGAATGCATTGATATCGATCAATGATTGTTCTAATGAAGTTTCGTTTAAGTCAGCAGCAACTGCTAATTCATTTCTGAATGAACCAGCAATAGTAGGATGAGCTTGATCCAATAAAGGAGAGCCATCGCCACCTGGGTAAGAGCTTGAAAACGCATTATTAAGTACGTTAGCAGCTGTTACTTGCTTAGTGTTTGCCATAGATCTTGCTAGTGCTTTTGTATATCTAGACGCTAGTCTGTCATACAAGTTATCTTCAATCGCTTCTTCAGTGATTGAGAAAGCAAGTGCTACGGTGTTATGTGTGTATCTAGCTGTGAAAGTTTCTTGAGCATTGTCAAAAGTTACTCCAGAACCTTCTGGCTTAACTTGAGCATTTGCGAAACCTGATAACATAACTTCTTCTTCAAAAGCTCTGTCAGAAGTTTCTACATCAAATATTTCAAGATGCTGATTTTCATAACGTTTATATTCCAGTCCGAATAAAGCATTCAAACCTGGTTCTAGTTCTTTAACTAGTTGTCCTCTTGATATAGCCATATTCTTATGCTCCTGTAGCTGATAAGAACTGATGTTCGTTAATTCTCACAACCCACACAACGTGTGATTGAGTGATATTATTGTCACCAGTGTCTTTTGTTGAACCAAGTATCTGAAGTTGTTCTGTAGATGTAGTTAAAGTAGCATCATTCAGTCTAACTCTTGATACGTAGTTTGCTGAGTCTCCAGCTAAATAAGTGATATTCGCATTATTGAAAATATCAGTCACTGCTGAAGCGCCTGTGTTATTAGATCTGATCTCAAATCTTTCATAAGGATCATCACTTACGAATGCAACGATATCTGTCGCTGCAACCGAAGGGATATAATTCCTCCATGTTGGTTTTTGAGTCGTTGGATCAGTGTAGAAAGATCCGTTAAGTGAACCTAACAATTTATCACCAGCTGCTGCAACCGCAATTGTTCCTGCGTCTGTAGCTTTTACTGGGTCATTGAAATAAGCAATAGTTGGACTATCACTTACTAGGTATTCACTTAAACCTTGAGCATCTCTATTCTGACCAACTTTACCAATTGGTCGTAGACCAAAGCCTACTGAGCTTCTATTAGCCATAGTTTTTTTCCTTGTTTAAGTTTTTATTTACTTTGTTGATATTACAAAAAAATTATTTTTTGTTCGTACCACCAAAAGTTACACGAGTTTGCCTCTCACTATTGATTGGCATACTTGGGTGCTGATCCTTATACAAATCGTTTTCAATTGCCTCTTCGCGAGCTTCTATTTGTTTTCTAAAGTAAGCTTCACGAGATTTTGCGATTTCTTCCGGTATCCTTGCCAACACAAGGCCACCAACTCCGATCACTCCTGCGTATTTGCCGTCTTTAACAACTGGATATTCTGAATCCGGATATTCGTCAGATCTTACTAACTCCCATCCTGATCTCATTTTCCCTGACATGTTTTTAGTGTCGTCAAACCCTAAAACTTCAGTTCGTATCCATCTATGTCTAAAGCCAGCTGGCGCGGGCGGTGCATCCAAAGATGATGGTGGAGTCCAAGTTGTAGGTCTCTTTTCAGTAGATCTAGTTTGGCTCGCACGTGGGGTCTTAATGTTTTCTTTTTTCATATGCCTATACCTCCTTCGTGATATTTAATTGTTTCGCATATTCTTCTAATGGCACTCCTAATTTTTTAGCGATAGCAACTTGAGAAGGTGTGAGTCTCACAGTTTTGCGACCAGGTTTTACAC